ACGCCACAAGCAGCGCTGTAGCCATGCCGATAACAGCAACCGCTATCTCATTCATTAGTTTCGGTATCCATACACCTTGCAACTACCAAACACATTGCCAGCCAAACCATAAACAACAAAACCACTTAGGGCATCAAGTACAGACAACTGCATAGTGCCATCTACATTTTCACCTGTAACCATATTAAATACTTTGAAGTGTGCTGTTGTGCGTGTGGCTGTGTTCGCATTAAAAACATCAATTACTGCTGTTGCAAATTGCGTGCTGCTGGCTGTAAGGGCACCAATAGTTAATCTGTTAGTAGAAGCAGCATAGTAATTAGTAAGCGCACCGCTTGTGGTAACACTTAGCCCATATCTTGTGTAATCACTAGAACTAATTTCAGCACTAGCAGCATTGAGGAAACGGATATACCATTCATCACCACCACTAGAACCATACATATTTAACACAATGCGATAATTCAGATAGGTGCTATTGAATACACCACTGACTGTTAATGGTCTGTTTCCCACCGCAGGAAAATCACCAATAAAAACAAAACCTGAGGAAACATCTCTAGTGCTTTGTAATGCAGTAGTTGAAATCCAGTTACTACCGTCATAGGTTTGAATCACATTAAGGTTGTCAATATATGCAGTCATACCTTCAGCAAGTGTAGGTTCACCAACACCACCGAATGCTGCATCACGGGCTGTTGTTGTAGCAAACCTCATAATCACTTGGTCAGCCAAGTAGTTGTTCACATCATCACTTGTAAGTTTGCTATTCGCTGCAAACTTTTTTGCACCTGCACCAGCCATTACTGTTCCTCATTCATTTGTGTAGGAATCCACTCTTCTGCTGTGTTGCCTTCAGCAACCCACGCAAGGTATTGCTGATAATCCATGTTTAATTCATCTGTTGGTATCCAACGGTTGTCATCAACAACAATAAAAATGTCCCCGTGTTTTGTTGTGTGCGTGAAGAAACTCATAGTTCTATGCTCAACAATGCAGAAGAGGTGGCACTACAACGACAATAGGCAGCGTTCGTAATTGGCACAAACACAAGCCTTAGAGATAGCGAACTCATAGCAACCAAACTTAACGAACTGCAGTTGGTCGTTGTGAACGATGGTTGAGTAATAGTAGGCGTTGCTCTCATTTGATAAAAAGGAAAGTTGGCTTGATAGTTTACTGATGCATAACCAATAAACTCAAGGTCAAGTGTCCCGAATAATTGACAGTAGCGTTGGCACAATAAGATTTCTTCACCAAGCAACCTGCGGTCAAATGGTGTAGCCAACGAACCAACTTCTAACTGCACATCAGTTATATAAAGAAAGTCACCAAGTGTTGTAGTCGTATCATCACACCAAATAAACACGGCAACATTGTTTGTACTGGCAGTATCAAGCGTGGCTGTAATACTGTAATTAGTCCATGTGTTTGACGGTGCAAGGTTCTGTGGTGTGTTCTCTGCTGTCCAGTTAGCAGCGAATGTTGGGGTTATACCATCAGCATTCCACGCAGATACAACATCAGAAGTCACCACATTGGCAGTGCTGTTCCACGCCAATATTGCTGCTTTCAAGTTTGCAATGCTTGTTCCGCTCGTGCGTGCGCTAAATGAAAGAGTGACAGACTGGTTAAGCATTCCAACAATGTTGCTTTGCTCAATGATTTGAATAATGCCAAACTTTTTGTTTATCGTTTCAACATCAAGACCAATACTAAATAACCCGCCTGAGGGTGCCACATTCGCCTGTGTCACATCAACAATGTCATTGCCGTCAGACAACAAAGTCCACCTATCAAGGTTGTAAGTGTCATCATTGTTCGCACCTGAAACAAAAGAAGTTCCACGCTGCGCTACACGCATATCACCATTGATAAGACGGTTGCGCCCCATGCCCATAGCGAACAAGGCAAGGTCAGAGCGTTCAGCAAGGGACTGCATAGCAGTAGCCCCATCAGTTACATAGTCAGAAGATGACGGGTATGGGATTGCGAAGTTTGTAGTTGTGCCTGCCATATATTCCTTAAAGAACTGTAAATATCAGATTAGCCCATGTTAGTCCAGCAGATACAGCATCCCAAGCAAGGGTTGAGGTTACGCCGTTCCAAGGCTGTGTAAAGCCCACAGGGGAGAAATACAAGTCAATGTGGTGGGTACTTGTGGTGATGACATGGTCAATACCTTCAATATAAAGGTTTTTCTGAATAACAGAAGGCGTCCCATATTTGAAAGTTTTAACCACTCCCACGAAGTCGCCAATATCGAGTGTGGATACTGAGTTGCGTTCGCCTGCTGTTAGAGCATGCATATTTATAGATAGTCCTGTGTACCAGAAATTCGGTTCGGCACGGATTAAGTAGGTAGCCAATGTGGCAGCATCAGCGTCAGTAGCAAGTGGCGAGTCTTGAATGTTAATGCTTTGAACGCCATAGTTTGTTATTGATTCAGGGGAAGTAGAAACTTGCTCTGTCGGTGTTAATTGTGCAGGGTTTGGCGCAACAATAATAAAAACATCGTTAATAATGCTGTCGGGTCTTATAGACAAACTTCTAACAACAGCCATCACAACACCTATTCATAAATTACCTCTAGTGTTTCAAATGGAATCTGTACCGCATCTAGAGGGTCATCGCCAAAGACGACAGTTGGAGACGCTGTTGTGGTAACTGGTGTTCGTGCTTCCCAAATAAAAACACCAGTGCGGTCAATATACATTCTGCCCTGTTCAGCATTTTGGATAAGACTGTTGAAATATGCGAGTGGTGTTTGTGTACTGATAGCAAGTTCAGAAAGGTTTGCAACGCCAGCAGCAATAACTGGTGCAGGAGTAGTGGGGAAACCTACTTCGGGTAAGCCTAGTATTCTGTCTACCCTTGCCCCTGAGAGTTCCGCAGGTGGAGTTAAGTCGTTAATAGAAGTGGTGGTTAGGTTTAGGAACGCATCAACACCTTGAATGTTAATCATATTGTGATTATCCATACTGAACTCTGTGTTGTATTGAGTTATTAAACCAACAAATAGATATTCGCTATTGCGGGAAATGCGTAAGGCACGGCGAGGTTCAAAGCCGAGTCTGCCTCTTTCAACATTCCAATATGGGCTTGCGCTGTTAGCCACGCTGAACTTATCCTGCCCAAGTAAATCGTCAATGACTATTGTGCAGGTGCCTGCCCCGAACTGTGCATCTTGACTGTTCCGCCCACGCTTAATAGAAACATTAACTACATATTGTGTTACATCAAAAAAGGCGGTTGAGCCGTCTAGGAAGTCCTCATCAAGAATGCCTAAATCGTTATCGTCAAGAGTAAAAATGTCTTGGTAGAAACCAGCGTCAAGTTCTACCTTGTATGTGCCGATGTCGTTTAAGCCAGCCATTTAAGTCACCTGAATATCTATTGCACCTGAGCGTCTGTTGAACTTGCGGAGTTCGGCAACCAACAAATCAGGTAAGGTATTATCTGCAATCTTGCTGTTGATAGTGATGTTGTATACATCGCCACCTGAGTTCAGTCTGTCAAGAGGGATAACTGCCTCGCTTCCAGACTCGCCAATCATTGCGAGGGTTGGTTTGTTTACCACGCCCCCTTTAGCCATAAAAGTCAATCCTGATAGGTCAATACCCGAGAAATCAATACCCGAGAAATCCAAGTTGGAAAAGTCAATATTGGGCAGACCACCATTTGCGAAGTTGTAATCGCTTCCACTATTGCCATTGCCCCTACCACTGCCGGCTGTGAATAACAAACCAGTATCAGGGTCAATACCAGCATCTATTTGCGCTTGTCTTTCCTGCTTGGTTGTAGTGCCAACAGCAGCAATCTTCAAATTGTCTTTGGCTTTCTTTAATAGTCGTGCCGATTCAGCCTGACGGTCATACGCATCTGCAAGTTCATCAACAGCGTCACGCTCCGCTTTCTGTGCGTCAGTTAATTCTTTCTGTGCGTCTTTGTATTTTTCTGAATCAGTAGCAGCGCCATTGACTACTTCATCTAGTTCTTTTTGTTTGTCAAGAACCGCTTGTTGTGCGTCTTTCAAGGCAATCTGTGCATCTTCTTGGTCAAGGATTGCAGTAGTAAGTTTTTCTTCTGCTGTCTGTATTGCCTCGGGTGTGGCTAACGCTCTTGCGTCATTTACTTTTTCTTGTGCAGTGCCTTGTTCGTCTAAGGCTTTTTCAAGTGCTTCTTCTGCTCGGACAATTGCAGAGGTACGCATTGACTTTCTAGCACGGACAACTTCGGCTTGTGCATTAGCAACTTTCTGCGTGGCAGAAGCCAGTTCCCCTTCGGCTTCATTTACCGCTTTGCCTGACTTTAGGTCGTCTAGTTCCTTTTGTGCATCAGCAACACTTCGGGTTGCATCACGCAAAGACAATGTGGCACGAACAGCAGAACGGTTTGCATCGGCAAGGTCACGAGTGGCAACAGCAGCCTCTTTACTACCCG